TTACGCTCTATAGCCTTTTGTATGCTTATTGCTATCTTAGGGTTTGCAACAAGCTTAGAGGCTTCTACTTCGACCCATTTAGGTATCTTTCCTGTCTTGGTTAGCTGTACATCGTAAACCTTTGCATAGGCTTCTTTATAACTGCCTAACTTACCCCTGACTATTTCATTCACAAAGGAGCGTTGTTTGATGGTTAATTCAGGGTCTTTTTTTACGACTTTAAGGTCGGGCTTCTTGGGTGGCTTGTTCATAAATATAATTTACCAGTTAAAGATAGGCATTACTATGCTTGCAATCTGCTTGCAGTAGTCTATATTGGGTATATAAATTAACTTTTAGGAGAGAGAACAACAGAAAAACTGACCCCTTAAAACTGACTGGAGGCTTACTCTTTACCCTCTATCACTCAACTAAAGAGCGTACCCAATGACACAGTGAAAACTTAATACTGGAGAGGNGGAAAACGANACACCAAGTAAGTCTGAAATAGAGATGTGTGTCTCTACTGATGATTCCNAAAGGATGAATTCAGCAACTAACTATTTAATCTATGGAGGATTAAATTATGAAAGAACTAAATACAACTGCATTNGAAACAGTGCAATCCATTGTCAAAGACAAGCAAGCCAAAGAGATAGAAGGAGTGCTTGTGGATATGTTTACAGCGAGTGCCTTAGTGCAAGCTTATGAACAGGTCAATGATTCTAATAAGAGAAGAATTGAAACATCTAATCTAAACCAGTTAATTGATATTTCACATATCATCATGGGAGGTGCAAGATGAGACTAACTAAAGCAGAAGTAGAGGTTGGAGACACTATCAAATGTAAATCATGCNGTGGCAGAGGATTTTACTCTATGTCCCCAGCCACGGACAACCAAAACTACAACGACCACTACCAAACCGATCACCCTTGCGAAAGGTGCGATAAGTTCGGCTACCTTATCATTGAAGCCATTGACAACAAGGGAAACCTAACCCTCGTTAAAGACTACGATGAAGGCTGGTATGAGGAAGAATATTATTAAAACCTTTTGAACCAACTGATGATTAGCTGAAATGCTATGAAACTGGGTAAGAGATTATCCAGTATTGGTAATTAACAAATATGGAGGATTAATAACCATGAATAAATTAACTGAAAATGAACAGCTTATACAAGCACAAGAAAACATAATCAAAAACTTTAATGTCCTTTGGGGTATGGTCGAAAAACGTCTAGGCGAACCCTACAATTGGATTGAATGGAGGCAATCAACAGGGCTTTTAAATTCTTGTCTAAAAGATCATCACGAGGTTCTACGAGAAAGCTTCGTTAAGTATTGTGATTTTACATATGACGAGGAATACGATAAGCCTCACTTTATTGAATCCAATGTGGGAGTTTACGACACCGACTTTCCGATAATCTTTTTTGCAAATATTGTGAATGGGGAGATCATTGGTAATTGGGTTCAGCCTCATAATTTTTATGATTACTGGTCATTCAGAGATAGCATCATAATTGATACTGGATCAATCCCCGATATATATTTGGAAAGAAAATCATCAATGCCATTGGTATTGTGTTCTATCGGTCTGCCTGAGGTCTTTGAGAAGAACAGGGATAGCGACAGCATACACCTTGATCTGTGGGAACATTGTCGATGTGAACTCTTTGATGGTGAGGAAGGCATAGGTTAATCTCTAATCCTGAGCAAGATTTTAAACTGCTCAACTCCCCTTAATCATATTCATAACGAGTGTGATTAATGGGAATTAACCCAAACTAACTTGTAAATAATTGGAGGAAAATTATGAAACCAAGTGATGCACTACGGATTATGAAATCCGTAATAAAAGGTGGCAACTCACCTTTCTTAATTGGAGGAACTGGAATCGGTAAATCAGCAGTGGTTGATGTACTGACTGAGTATCTAGCCAATGATAGAAAGATTGTTGCTGATTGTATTAACCCTAAAAAGAATGAGTATGGAAGCATATCGTTTAGGTTGGCTCTATATGAGAGCGTTGACTTAGGCGGTGTTCCTGTGCCTGTAGAGGTAGATGATTCTTTTGTTCAGAGGAGAGCGTTTTTAGGCAATCTTCCCATTAGTGGTGAAGGCTTATTGTTCTTTGATGAATATGGTCAAGCCTCCCCTTCTGTTCAGGCAGTCGTAGGGCAATTGATCTATGAAAGAAGATTAGGAGAGTATCAGCTTCCTGAAGGGTGGAAGATAGTCTGTGCTTCTAACAGGGCAACCGATAGGGCTGGCTCTAATAAACTGCCTTCTCATGTTATCGGTAGGACAAGCTTAATTAACTTTGAGCATGACACTAACGACTGGATGAATTGGGCTATGGAAAATGATGTTCACTTAGATGTGATGGCTTTTATACAAGCCATGCCAAACTTTTTGAATGTCTTTGATCCAAAAGTCATTACCCCTCAGCCCTCACCTAGATCATGGACTCGGTTATCAGATACTTTGAAAACTGAACCACCTAGAGATTTGCTTCAAATGATCTCAGAGGCAGATGTAGGAGAGGAGGCTTCAATTGAATTTACGTCTTTCTTATCTCTTAAAGATAAAGTGCCTGATTTAGATGCAATTGTGGGTGGCAAAGATGTTGAGGTGTCAGATGACAATGGATTGATGTATGCAACCTGTGTTGCATTGGTCACTGTTCTCAAAGAAGCCAACAAGAAACAGGTTGGTTCTTTCTTTAAGAATAGTCTGAAGTATGTCGAGAAGTTTCCGACTCCTGAGTATGGGATTTTCTTTGTCAGATCAGTCATTGGGGCTAGACCTGAATTGATGGATACTGCGACCTTCTCTAAATTCAAAGTAGACAATCAGGACTTGGAGGTTTAATCCTGAAAAGTGACGNGGGGGGTAGAATNCAATATTATTTACTGGTATATGTTTTCTGCCCTCCGTCACTTTACTGTAGTGGGATGTGTATCCCGCCTGAAGATAACGAAAGTTTGAAACAGTAATTTATCTAATATTTTGGAGGAAAAAATTATGGATAAGAAAGCAATAAATAATACTTTAGCTGAAAATACGACTTTGGTTCGCCTCACTGCGAAACATCCAAGTGGATTGAAAGTGGATAAGTATTTAAGGGAGGAATTAGCCAATGACAATGAAGTTGTTGACCCAAGACTCCTTAATGTGTCAAAGCATATCTACGGAACGAATGTTAATAAGTATTTTAGACGTATTCTGAATCAGTTTAGAAACAACTCTTATTATCCTTTGACTGTGGCATGGTCTGACAACTCTACGGATGATGAGGGTCATACTGTATCGGGGTGGAGACTTTGCCCCAACAGTAATTTACCTCACCTTCAGGAACAGGTGGACAAGGCTAAGATCGAATGGGATACAGAGGTCAGAAGCTTTATGAAGAATTATCCTAAAATGGTCGAAAGTGCGAAGACCAACTTAGGGGATACTTATAATGAAGATGACTATCTTCACACTGAAGACCTAGAGAGAAAATTCAAATTTGATTTTGAATTGGGTCTAGTGCCTCAGATGTCAAAAGATATCCGACTCAATGTTTCTAGTGAACTGAGAGAGAAGATAGAGAACGATGCTGTTAATAGGGCTAACAACAATATTAAGAGTGTGTTTAAGACGACTGTGGAGGCTCTAGTGGAGCAAGTGGATCATGTTTCAGGAAAGTTAGATGAGTATGACCCTGATGACAAGCAGAAAGGCTTTTTCAATAAGAGCAGTTTTGACAAGCTGAGACAAGCAGTAGAAGTATTGCCCTCTATCAACTCTGATATCTTGGGCAATGATCCTACAATAAACAAGGCTCATCAAAAGTTAGTGTCGGTATTTTCTACTATAGATTCTGTAGACACTCTTAGAGGTGATACATCCAAGCGAAAGAAAGTAGCTAAGGATTTATCGGGTGCAGTAGGTGGACTTAAAGGAGGCTTCTTAGATAAAGCCTTTGGAGGGTCTAAGGATGACTGAACTAGATAAAATCATTAAGGCTAGAGCCAAGTTAATGAAGGGTCATGTAGGTATGGCAAGTATGCTTCTGCATCTTAACCTTGTTGAGGTGGAAGCCAGTAAGTGTGAAACCCTAGCCACTGATGGGAGGAATATTTTTTATAATCCTTCTTTCGTGGCTGAGATTTCAGAACAAGAACTTAAAGGTGTCTTGGTTCATGAAGCCTTGCATTGTGTTTATGAACATATGCTTAGGAGAGCCACTAGACATCCTAAAGTTTGGAACATTGCCTGTGACTATGCCATCAATACCTACTTGGTTTATGACCTGAGAATGGAACTGCCTGAAGGTGGTTTAATGAACAGGAAATACCATAGGCTTACTGCTGAGCAAATATACCGAGACTTAATCAATGATGAGGAGGCATTGAAAGATGCCCTAGATCAGATGGGAGAGGGTCAAGGTGAAGGCGAAGGCTCAGGAACTCCGACTGAGGGAGAGGGAGGTAAATCAGGTCAGAAGGTAGG